TACGGAAGAAGCAATCGAGGATAATCTTTATGATCGCCTCGCCTCTCGCTATACGAAAGCTTTGGCACGCAGCATGGCCAACACCAAACAGGTGAAGGGTGCAGCTACGCTAAACAACGCTTTTGATAGCACGTTTGCGGGTGGTGATGGTAAGGAGCTTTGCGCTACTGATCATCCTCTTGTAAACAATGGGTCGCTTCGTAACGAGCCCAGCACAGATGCTGACTTGAACGAAACCAGCCTTGAGAATGCTCTTATCGACATTGCAGCCTTTGTTGATGAGCGCGGCCTTAAAGTTTCGGTTCGTGGACAGAAGTTGATTATCCCCCCCGCACTTCAGTTCGTGGCGGATCGTCTTCTTGAGTCTACTCTTCGTCCAGGTACTGCGGACAACGATGTTAACGCAATGCGTAACATGGGTATGCTCCCGCAGGGTTATGTCGTTAACCACTATCTGACGGATACGGATGCATTCTTCATTAAGACGGATGCTCCTCGAGGTTTCGTTCACTTTGAGCGTATGCCGATGTCTACGAAGATGGAAGGCGACTTTGATACAGGCAATGTACGGTTCAAAGCCCGTGAGCGTTACAGCTACGGTTACTCTGATCCACGTTGCGTGTACGGATCTAAAGGCGCATAAGACTAAGGGGGAGGGTTTTCTCTCCCCCTAACTTATTTTTCTGGGAATCACCAGCCCTAGCGACTGTCCCAGCAGACGCTTACGAAGACTCTAGGGCCAATCTCTCGTAAGGAGGAACCCAAATGGGTAACACGACTTTTAGCGGTGCCGTCCGTTCAGAAAACGGTTTTGAAGACATTAGCATTGCCGCCGTTACGGGTGCGGAAACCACCAACAGTACCTTTAGTAACAACACGTCTATTGGTGGCACTCTTTCCGTAACTGGTGCAATTTCTGGCACGTCAACACTTACTGCCAGACGCTCTATTAACACCGATTTCAATGCCGCTGGAGCAAAAACACAGACCTTGACGGCGGCTGAATCAGGAACTTTGTTTTTGATTAACGGTGCGGCAGCAAATATTGTTAACCTTCCCGCGTTGGCTACAGGCAACGTAGGTGTAACCTATGAGTTTCAGCTTACTGTGGCTGTCGGCGGAAGCGTAACAACTACATTCGTACTTCCGGGTAGCGCGGTATCTAATTTCCAAGGCATGTTGTCCCTGGTGGCGGGTACAGCGGCTAACGCCGTTAGCGATGTTGCAGGCGATACATTGACGCTGCCAAACTCAACGGTAGCTAATGCCCGTATCTCGATGACTTGCGTTGCCGATGACGGAACCAACTCCACTTGGATGGCAACGGCCCTATCTACTCCTATTGCAACTATAAATTAATTTGTTTTGGGTGGGGGTTTAACAACTCCCACCCTTTCACAAGGAGTTTGGCATGGCTGATGCTGTAACAAAAACTACTGTAGAAGACGGTCCTAAAAGGGCTATTATTTACTGCACGAATACGAGCGATGGAAGTGGTGAGGCTGCTGTTGTTAAGGTAGACGTATCCGCACTTTCTTCCCTGCAAGACGGAACAGCTTGTACGGGTGTTCGCATTGAGAAGATTAAATTTTCTAATGTTGGGATGGGTGTCAAACTTCTTTGGGATGCTTCCACTGATGTTATTGCGGTAGAGCTCCCCGCTGATTATTCGGATACCCTAGATTACTCCGACATGAGTGGTCTTCCTAATGTTGCGGCCGCTGGAGGCAATACAGGAGACATCCAGCTTACTACGGTAGGTCACGGCAGTGGTGACACGTACTCGGTCGTTCTTCACTGCTTGAAACAGTACTAAGTAATATGTCTGATAATCTTGACAGAAAGAATGAGCTAGAGCTTGTCAAGATACAAGGCGACATAAAGCTTCTCTCGGAGAGGATACACATTATAAAAACAAATGATCTTTATCATGTCCAGAAATCTCTAGATTTGATTACTAAAATTCTATGGGGTGTGGGTATTTTAATATTAGGTCAACTTGCTATTGGTGTGCGTCTGGCTCTTTTTGGATAGGAATTAAGTATGGCAACGTCTGGTTCGGTTGATTTCAACTTAGACATGGCTGAAATTACGGAAGAGGCTTTTGAGCGGTGTGGCCTAGAGTTTAGGACGGGATATGACGCGAAAACGGCTCGTCGTTCTTTAAATCTTTTGTTTGCGGAATGGGCGAACAGAGGGTTAAATCTTTGGACGGTTGAGCAAGTTGTTCAGTCTTTAGCTAGGTACTCAACATCCTCCTCCGTATCCGAGTATCCAATAGGAACAATTACAGCTACGGTGGGGTCCTCCACAGATTTAATCGTTGGGCGCACCATAACAGGGTCAACCAGCGGAACAACGGCTTCCGTCATTACCAAGCCCAGCTCAACAACCATAACAATTACGGTGCCTACCGGATTGTTTACGGCCGGCGAGACTATAGCCAGTTCCGCCAGTGATGAGTCCGGAGTGTCTACTACTATATCAGCAGACCCGAGTCTGAGCGATGTTCAATCTTCCGTAAGCGTTCTTGAGGCGGTTATTCGGAGAAGTGGCTCAGATGTTGGGATTAGCCGAATTAGTCGAGGTGATTATATAGACACTCCTGATAAAAACACCCAAGGAAGACCGTCTCAGTTTTTTGTTAACCGCCAGGTTACGCCAACGATCACAATGTGGCCTGCTCCGGAAAACTCAACAGATCAGCTGATTTATTACAGAGTTCGACGAATTCAGGACGCTGACTCTGGTATTAACACTCCGGACATTCCGTTTCGGTTTTTGCCCTGTCTTACGGCTGGTTTGGCTTACTTCATTGCTATGAAGCGGTCTCCTGACCGCTTGAGCTTTCTTAAAGCAATTTATGAGGAGGAGTTTCAGAGAGCAGCCTCGGAGGACAGTGAGCGTACTGCTCTTCGTCTTGTTCCGTCCTTTTCCTCCCTGAGTATTAGTTGATGTCTCGTTACGCTGCCGGAACACATTCCAAAGGCATATCCGACAGGTCCGGAAGGGCCTATCCGCTTCGTGTAATGCTGAAGGAGTGGAACGGAAGTTTAGTGGGACCCGACGAGTATGAATCAAAACAACCACAGATAGAACCGAAACGAGTTAGGTCTGATCCGCAGGCGTTACGGACAAGCCGTCCAGATTCCGTTGAACCTGCGGTAGCAGCAATTCTTCCTTTAAATCCTTTTCAATCTTCAACTAGCGGTTCTGCTGTTATAACCGTTAACGAGCCTGGCCACGGTAGATCTACGGGAGATACGGTTCGTTTCAGAACCGTAGAGGCTTTTGATGGGTTTACCGCAGCCGTTATACAATCTTCAAGTGGATATTCCATAACCGTGCCAACCGATATTACTACTAAAGATGATTTTTATACGTTCACGGCTTCCAGCGGTACGGCTACGGTTGGTGATCTTGAAGGTGGCGGAGGAACTGCTTCTGCCGGACCCGTAACGCTTCCCGCATTGCCTGTTGTTGATTTAGGCAATGGGTATATCACCTAGTTAGGGGTCTAAGATGGCATATACATACACCACTTTGAAAACAGCTATACAGGATTACGTGCAAAGCACGGAGACAACGTTTGTCAGCCAACTTCCGCGTTTCATTCTAAACGCCGAAGAACGCATTTTAAAAGAATGTCAGCTTGATGTTTTCAGAAAAAATTCTACGGGCACCGCGAGTTCCGGTAATTCTTATCTGTCAAAGCCTAGTGACTTCCTCGCGCAAAACTCGTTAAGCGTTTTAAACGACTCCAACAAAGAGTTCTTGCTCTATAAGCAGGTTACTATGTTGCAGGACTACAATCCAAACCCCGCAACTACAGGCGTTCCTTTGTATTATGCCGATTGGGACGAAAACACGTTTCTGTTATCCCCGACACCTAACGACAATTTTACAATGGAATTACATTACTTCTACAGGCCAACGTCAATTACAGCAACGGCAAGTGGAACCAGTTATCTTGGAGATAACGCCGAACTGGCTCTTTTGTACGGCAGTCTTGTAGAAGCTTACACCTTTATGAAGGGCGAGGCCGATATTTTGGGTCTTTACAACCAACGATTCCAAGAATCTTTGCAATGGATGAAGAATTTAGGCGAGGGATTACAAACTAGGGACCAGTATCGATATGACCGTGTCCGAAGGGATGTGGCCTAATGTCGGAGCTTGCTGGCGTCAGCGAATTGGGAAATCCTTTGGTCTTTACTTCGGACAATAGCGGTCATTCCCCTGATCAGATGGCCGAAATGGCTTTAAACAAGATAATGATAGTCTCGGACACAGCTCCCCCTGTTATAAGAGATCAAGCATATGCTCACAGACAACGGTTGAAAGAAGTGTTAGTCTTTTATATGAATAAGATGTGTCAGAGCGAACGAACGACTATTTGGGCTTTGATGAAGAAACAGGGCCATGAGGACATGGCCGAGATTATAAGGAGGCTGTAATGGCTGTAGGAACATCCGGTATTTGCGGCACGTACAAAAGAGAGATAAACGCGGGAATCCATTTTTGGACCTCACATTCCCGTGGAGATGGTAGTTCCATAGCAGCGGATACATTTAAGCTGGCTATGTTCACAAACAGTTCGTCTATCGACGCGGACACTACGGGGTATACGACGAGCAATGAAGTTAGTGGTACTAACTACACGGCCGGAGGCGCGTCTATAGCGAGTGCTACGATTGGCCTTGGTGATAACAGTAGTTCTGTTCCCACAGCATTTATCGACATGGCTGACGTAACTTTTTCCACGGCTACTATTAGTAGTGCTCGCGGTGCTCTGATTTATAACTCTACGTTGGCTAATGCGGGAACCGCCGGAGATACTACTCACGCAGCCACACCGTCTGTTTGCGTAATTAACTTTGGCGCGGACAAGTCGTCTAGCGCGGGTGACTTTACCATTACGATGCCTGCCAACGACGCCAACAACGCATTGATTAGGATCGCCTAATGGCCGACAACCCTAACCTTGGAGGATGGGGAAGAGAAGCTTGGAACGCGGGTGCTTGGAATACTCCGTTTACTGTTGAGGTTACTGGTGTTTCTGCGGCTACGGCGGCTGGTAGTGTACAAGTAGATATTACCGTACCTGCTACAGGTGTTTCTGCGGCTACTGCGGTTGGCAGCGTACAGATAGACATTACTGTTAATGTTACTGGTGTTTCCGCCGCTGCCGTTACCGGAACTCCGGTTGTATCGGGTAATGCTAATGCGGATCCTACGGGAGTTTCCGCCGCAACAGCGGTTGGCAGCGTACAGATAGATATAACGGTTCCCGTTACAGGACTCGAAGCCGCGACTGCTGTAGGGCGGGTTCTTATATGGGATCAAATAGTCCCCGGTCAAATTTCGGGATTTGTCCCAATAACTTACACACAAGAGCCTAATTGGACTAGTATAGCGGCATAGGAACGGAATCATGGCATCATCATTTACAACAAGTTTTGGTATTGAAAAAATAGGGTCCGGAGAGCAGTCCGGAGCTTGGGGAGATACCACAAATCACAACATAGATATTTTAGATCGTATTGCCTCGTATAAGTCTGTAGGTCTTTCCGGAACCACGCACACCCTTACCGTCAGGGAAGCTTCTCCTGGTGCAGGAACCGAGAACCTCCAAGACGGCATGTATCGAGTGATTAAGTTTACCGGAGCTTTGGGCGGCAACAATACTGTTACAATAGCGCCTAATACGTCGTCTGCTTTTTTCATTATTGAAAACGCCACTACGGATTCTGGTTCTAGTGGTCCTTACTCAGTAATTCTTACTCAGGGTTCTGGAGCAAACATCACTGTTCAGAATGGTAAATCTGCCATTGTTTACTGCGATGGAGCGGGATCTGGCGCAGCGGTAGTAAACGCCATAGCTGATCTTCAGGTTGCAACTTTAGAAGTCACTGGCGCTGCGGCGGTTGACGGTCTTTTAACCGCCGGAGCCAGCGTGGCAGTTACTGGTAATGTAACCGCGACAGGAACAGTTGAGCCTGCCGGCGACACCGCTGCCGCTGACAATGCTGCAATAGGTTATACCGCCGCCGAAGGTCTAATCCTTACTGGGCAAGGTTCTACCAACGACGTGACTATTAAGAATGACGCCGACGCCGACGTAATTGAGATTCCAACCGGTACTGTTAATGTTACAATGGCCGGAACTTTGGGAGTTACCGGAGTAGTGTCCGGCGCAGGGTTTACTGCTGGTAGTGCTGTTATCAGCGAAGCAGAGTTAGAATTACTTGACGGAGTAACGGCTGGTACAGCGATTGCTTCTAAAGTAGTTACTACAGACGCAAATATAGACACTACGGGACAAAGAAACCTTACCATATCCGGAGAATTAGATGCTGCAACCGGAGATTTCTCGGGCGCTGTTGACATTGCGGGAGCACTGACTCTAGGCGGCACAGATCTAGCTGTCTCCCACGGCGGGACGGGGGCGGGGACATTTGCCGCCAACGGAGTTATCTTTGGAAATGGGACAAGTGCCCTTGGTGCTACCGCCGTTGGCACAGACGGCCATGTTCTCACCTCGAACGGCTCCGGTAGTGCACCGACATTTCAATCCGCTGGCGGCGGGATTACCATTGGCACGCCACAGACCACCGGCACCGCAAGTTCCGTAACCTTCACAGGTGTACCTGCTGGCACAAATCAAATCGAGGTGTCGTATTTTGGGATCACCTTTTCAACCTCTGCCGTGGCCCGGCTGCGGCTGGGCGACAGCGGGGGTCTTGAAACCTCCGGCTATCTATCCAGTGTCGGCAGTCACAGCGAAAGCACAAACCACACGGACCACATGGCCCTGCACAATAGTGGGATGACTAGTGCCGGAGCTTCGTGCGTTATTCAGTTGAGCCGCGTTACCGGCAACACTTGGTCGATGCACTCCGTCTCTCGGGGAAATCTGACTAACTCCGCGTCGGCAACTAAGGCGTTGTCCGGCGAGCTAACGCAGTTGCAAATTTTTAGCAACACGGGGAATTTTACCGCTGGCACAATCCAAATAATTACTGAATAAACGGAGGCAGTCATGCCGCAGAGAATAGAACACAACCTGACGACTGGCGTGACCCGCACGCTTGATTTGACGGCAGACGAAATCACAGCATTGAACGCGATGCACGCGCGAGCGCCTGCTGAAAAATGGGCGGAAGTACGCAAAGAACGCGACCTCCTACTCAACGCTACTGACTGGTGGACCATATCAGACAGCCCGGACATGACCGACGCACAAACGTCCTACCGAAAATCCCTTAGAGATCTGCCAGCTAATCACGGCGATCCGTTTGACATAACTTGGCCGACCAAACCCTAATGCCGCTAACAAAGATACAATTTCGTCCCGGTGTTAATCGAGAGACTACCTCTTACGGTAATGAAAACGGCTGGTTCAACTCCGACTTGATTCGGTTTCGTAAGGGTCGCCCGGAAAAGATGGGGGGATGGGAGCGTTTAAGCGCAAACCCCATAGACGGTGTTGTCCGATCTCTACATACATGGGCCGCTCTGGACGCCTCTAAGTTTATGGGAACCGGAACGGAAACCAAGTTTTTTATAGAAAAAGGTGGTGAATACAGCGATATCACTCCGCTGAGATCTACGGTTACCTTGGGTACGAATCCTTTAAAAACAGGTGCTGCGGGAAGTGGTGTAGTGACGGTTACGGCAAATGCTCATGGTGCAGTAACCGGAGATTTTGTTAGTTTTAGTGGCGCAACTACAACTGATGGCGTTACCGCCGCACAGCTTAACATTGAACATCAACTCACAGTGGTTGATTCCAATAGCTACACAATTCCTACGGCGGGGTCCGCAAGCTCCGGAGCCACGGCAGGTGGCGGTTCTGCAATTATTGCAAACTATCAGATTAATACCGGTCTTAACACCGTAGTAAGCGGAACAGGTTTTGGAGCAGGCCTTTGGAGTGGTTTATCAACGGGGTATTCTCAGACTACGTTGAATGACAGTGGTGGTATTAATGCGTCGGTTACCTCTTTCACGCTTACAAGCGGGGCCTCTTTTGAAACCGCCGCAACCACGACCAGTGCCAACCTTACGATCATTAGCTCTTCCATTTCGGTGGCGGATTCTAGCGGGTTTCCGGCAAAGGGAACCCTTCTGATTGGAAGTGAAAAAATACGGTACGGGACAAACGTCGGCAACGTGTTTGGAGACATTGTTCGCGCTGAAGACGGAACTACGGTTGCCACGTCCTCAAGCGGAGACGCAGTAGTTTTTGTTGGTTTGATGCTTATAGGCAGTGAGCTGATTCAGTATACCGGGAAGTCTACCCATGTGATTGACGCGGGTGTTGTTCGAGGTGTTCGCGGCACTACGGCAGCGGCGCACGCCGATGGAGTAAACGTTAAGGAAGCAAACGACTTTGTAGGGTGGGGTGAATCTTCCAGCACCGCCGCGAGCTCGGGGTCTAACATTCGTTTGTGGTCACAGGACAACTGGGGCGAAGACCTTCTTCTTAATGTTTTTGACGGAACCCCGTACTATTGGGATAAGACTCTGGGCCTTGGTTCACGGGCCACGGACCTTGCTTCACAATCAGGTTCTTCCGATTCTCCGACAATAACGCGCCTTATTATGGTTTCCGGATCAGATAGGCATGTAGTTTGTCTGGGATGCAACCCTTTAGGTGAAACTGCTCAAGACTTACTTATGGTTCGTTGGTCTGATCAAGAAAATCCTGTTGATTGGACGCCTACCGCTACGAATACAGCAGGATCTCAACGCATTTCTTCTGGGTCTGAGATTATAGCCGCGCAGGCAACTCGCCAGGAAACGCTTATTTGGACAGACACAGCACTTCACGCAATGCGTTTTACGGGGCCTCCGTTTACCTTTGGGTTTAGTATGCTGGCCAACAACATCTCAATTATAGGTCCCAATGCGGTAACTACGATTGGCAACAAAGTCTTCTGGATGGACCGCGAGAACTTCTACGTTTACACGGGCGCTGTTCAGGTCATCCCCTGCACGCTTCTCCGCTATGTGTTTGATGATATTAATCTTGAGCAGAGCTTCAAATCATTTGCGGCATCCAACAAGATGTTTGATGAGGTTTTCTGGTTTTATCCCAGCGCAGATTCAACCGAAATAGATCGCTACGTTAAGTTTAACTACAGTGAAAACACTTGGGATTTAGGAACTCTGTCAAGGACTGCTTGGGTAGATTCCGGTGTTCACGATAATCCAAGAGCCTCTGGCACCGCCAGCGATGTAAATTATGTTTACATACAAGAGCTGGGTGACAGTGACGATGGTTCGGCTATGAACTCCTTTATTGAATCCGCCGATTTTGATTTGGGGGATGGCGAACAATTTATGTTTGTTAGCCGCCTTATTCCGGATATTGACATTACAAGCTCTGATTCAACTGCTTCGGTAAACTATGTCCTAAAGACACGGAACTTTCCTGGGGACAGCTTGACCACTAATTCTACTAATGCGGTTACGTCTACTACAGAGCAGTCCTTTCTTCGCAGTCGGTCACGTCAAGCTACGTTGCGAATTGAAAGTTCGGCATCAGATTTGACGTGGACGTTGGGTGATCTTCGCCTTGATCTTCGCCCTGATGGGAGGCGGTAGTGGCTAGCTTACTGGATAACAGTATGCCTTTAGCTCCGGACCAGTACGAGCCGGAAGTCTTTGTGCGGATTCTTAAAGACATTGAGATGGCTCTCACAAAGATAGAGTTTCCTGCGGTTGTTAGCGGTGAAGACGACACCAATGGCGTGAACTGGTTTATGAACTGATGGCTTCAGCATATAAAAACATAGTGACGACTGTTGGGTCCACGGGTGATGTGGTCGTTTACACATGCCCTGCGGCTACTGCTGCCTTAGTTAAAAACATCAACCTGTACAATAGCCATACGGGTTCTATTGTGATATTTTGCAAAGTAACCGATAGCTCCGCTTCGGCAACGGTGATTTTGCAGAAGATTACTCTGGCCACTTTGGCTTCTTCTTCAGCTACCGCAGACGCTTCCTTCACAGGTCCTTTTGTCCTAGAGGCAGGCGATACGCTAGTTCTCAACTGTGCTACCGCAGCAAAGATACAACTCTTTGCTAACGTTCTGGAGCTTTCCTAATGGCTATAAACACCGCCCCTAAATATGCAGGAGAGCCGACCACGCAATCCGTAGCTAGTGGTTTGGCCACTCTAGGTCGTTACGGCGACAACTACATGGTACATGCGGCGGAAGGGGAGACGATGATCCCCAAGGAGGTTTTTGACGAAAACCCCACCCTAAAGCAGGATCTATTCCGCCAGATGGCGATGATGGGTATCAAAGACCCTAATCGTTATGTTGTCGGACACGAGCTCAACTCTATAAATCCGGATACCGGACAACCAGAGTTCTTCTTCAAGAAGATATTCAAAGCCTTTAAAAAGGTTGTTAAGAAGATTGCGCCGATTGCGGCGCCGATTATTGGTAACATGATTGCGCCGGGTATTGGCGGTCTTATTGCTTCTGGCCTTGTTACAAAGATGCAGGGTGGTTCGTGGGGAGATGTTGCGAAGTCTGTGGCTCTTAGTTACGGAGCAAGCGCACTTACTTCAGGTATTGGTGGCGCGTTGCAGGGTACGAGTTTTGGAAATACAATTGGTATGGGGCCTGTTAATCCCACACAGGGTGGTTTCGGTGGATTTACAAGCGGTTTATCAAGAGGTCTTAGCGCGCCGTTTCAGGCGGGTAGGGGCCTTATACAGGGCGGTACGGCTAGCCCACTTGCTCAAGGCATCCTCGGACCTCGAGGCGCCGGCATTGCATATCAGAGCTTGGCCGGAACGCCCTTTGCTCAAAATCGAGGGACAATGAGTACTTTGTTCCCTGGTTATCAGACAAGCGATCAGTTAGCACAAGCTGGCATCAACCCAACGACGGGACTATCTAACTTCGGAAAAACTTCTCCATCCTATTATACTCCGACCGATGGAAATACGAAGGCAATATTAGGGTCTACAAATCCTGAAATTACAGAATATGATATTGCTGGCCGATTCCCGACACCGCCGCCGGGCGATGCTGCTGGGTCTCTCATGCAAAACCCACCTGGGTCCACCACCGCATCCTCCTCCTTCGTACCCGGACTAGAAGCTCCGGGCGCGGGAACTGGGTTTGCTCCGACAATAAATGCTCCGGACTCAAGCGTTGGTAAGGGGGGCGCCTTTGGTGGACTTAAGCCAAGCCAATTAAGTGTAAACCCCGTTGCTGCGGAGACGGCAAGAACTTCGGCGCAAATTCAAGCACAGACCGCTGCGGACTACGCGGATGCCGTAGCAGGCACAGGTAAATATTCTCCGAAGGCGATTGCGGCGGCTTCAGGTGCGTCGGATGCAAGCTCTGGATCTGGTAAATTTTTGGGCTTGGACTTTCCGGGAAGTGAACTTGCAGCAAAAGTAGCGGGTCCGGCTACAGTTTCCGGCTTGTTAGCAGGTGCCGCCTACTTCCTGACCCCGGAAGAAGAGACTACCGCTCAACGGGTTGCCGCACTGAATGCAAATAATCCGCGTCGAGTTGCTTACGATAAGTGGCAGGGTATTGCAGACAAAAATTCGGAAGCCGCAATGGCCTTGAAAAACGAATGGTAGGGTCCGAGCTCATACACAGCCGAACAGTTGAGCCGAATGTATGGCGCACAGCCCATTTCAGGAATTACTGCCGCAACGGAGCGGATGGGTAACGCAATGGGCGGTGAAATTATAGGACCTGGCACGGGGACCTCTGACAGCATTCCGGCAAGATTGTCCGATGGCGAGTTTGTAATGACCGCTCAAGCTGTTCGTAACGCCGGAAATGGTAACAGGGATGTCGGAGCAGCTAGGATGTATGATATGATGAACCGCTTTGAGCAGGGAACAGCGTAATGGCCGAGACAACACTTTCAGAACAAGTAGTCCGGCAAGCCCCCTACCTTGAGGAGTTCCAAAAGAAAATTCTTGAGGCAAGTTTTGCTCGAGGTGAAACCCCTGTAGACATCCCTGATATTCAGGTTGCGGGTTTGGACCCCCTTACGCAGCAAGCTTCTACAATTGGTCAGGGCATCGGCCAGTATATGCCGTTCCTGCAAACAGGTGCCGATACCATCGGTACGGGGCTTTCTACACTTCAGGACCGATCCGGTGTCGTTCCGGGCCTGTTTGAGCAGTCTCAGCAGCAGGCTTTAGGAACCACTGGCGCATATGACCCGGCGAGCGCAGCCGCGTTTATGGACCCTTATCAACAGAACGTTACGCAGGATGCTCTTGCAGAAATGCAGCGTCAGGCGTCGATTCAGCAGAACCAGTTGAGCGCGCAGGCGGTTGGCGCCGGAGCGTTTGGCGGAAGCCGTCAAGGAATTGCTCAAGCAGAGTTGGGTCGTAATTTAGCTGACATTCAGAGTCGTCGAGTCTTTGAGGATTTAAGCCGCAACTTCAGTCAGGCTCAAAATGCCGCGCAGACTACTTTTCAAAATCAACAGAACCGCCAGCAAGGTGTTGCCCAGCTTCTCGGCAATCTAGGTACATCTCAGTCACAGGAAGCTGTTCGATTGGGCTCCGGTATTGCCAGCTTGGGCAGCGCACAGGCACAATTGGCCAACCAAGGACAGGGTCTCATCGGCCAGCAAGCGCAGATGTTCTCGCAGCTTGGCGCCACGAACCAGCAGCAGGCGCAAAGGGAACTCGATGCGGCAAGGCAAAGTCAGTTGCAGCAGTCCTACGAGCCGTTCCAGCGTGTGAGCTTTATGAGCGACATCTTCAAACCTAATATTGGCTCGGCACAATCCACACTGGGTACTCAGGTAGCGCCGTCGCCAAGTCCGATATCACAGGCAATTGGTGCTGGTGTTGCCGGCTTTGGTATTAATAAAGCTCTTGATAATCCACTTGGTCGCTTGTTTGGTGCCAAGTAACTTGGAAGTATAGCGCGATGATTCGACGTAGAAATCCCATTCAATCCGCCGTCGCCGGACGTAAGCTGTTTGCTAATGGTGGTATGGTTAACCCTGTGGAACAGCAGCTATCGAATGTAGCAAATCAGATGGCTATGCAACAGCAGATGGCTATGCGGCAGCAGCCACAACGGCAGCAGCCAATGGGTATTATGGCGTCCTCGCAGCCCTTGGTCGATGCTGTTACAGCCGATGCAAACAACCCCATGGGCGGTAATACACTGTCCATGGCCCAGGGTGGTGCGGTTGTAGACACAAGTCCCGCATATATGTTTGCTAATGGTGGGCTTAATAGAACACAAACTATGACTCTCCCGTATGCTACTGATCGACAGATGGAGGCTGGCCAAATTCTTGCTGACCGTCAAGTAAAGCAAGACAGAGAAAAGATATTTGGGAAAGTTATCAATACAGAAATGGGACCAATTAAAATTCCCGGTGATTTGGATCAAACTCGAGCAGAGTTGTTAGAAAAATATTATCCGTCGCCCTCGCAGCGAGACGATTCGTCCGAGTCTAGATTGGGCAAAACTGCACGTTCTCTTGGTCAGGCAGCATTTGAGGTAGGTGTCGGCAGCGGGGCGAGTTTAGCTGACTATTTTCTAGAAAAACCTCTCCTCAGTCAGGAAAGAGGAGAGCCGCTTCCTAAAACAACAGCGAACATGTCCATTGCTGAAACTCTTTTGTTGATGAGAGCCGCCGAGAGAGGTCCAGAGTTCCGAAAATTAACATCTGAAGTGCTTAATGACTTGTATACCGATGAGTCTAAAATTTCATTTTTCCAAAACGCTACTTCTGAAGAAATTGGTGGTGTGGTTGCGGCAGAGGTAAGTGACAGATTGTCCGGAGCCGGTTCGATAGGTGGTGCAGCGATGGAGGAGCGTGGAACGAATTACGCTCAAATGGACCCAAATGAATTAGCCCGAAGGGTGTCTAGTGGATATCTGAATGCAAGTGCTTCCGGAGAATTGGACACTATGTACGGCGGTGACGAAAACAGTCCCACCCCCGAACTTGATACTCGTAATGAGTTTCTAACCGAGGCGGCTTCGGAATATGGTTCCGAGGTAGCGGATTTGTCCGGCGCTTTGATTGCATCGGCTAACGCACCAGCGGCTCTTTCTCAAGGCGATGTTATATCGGATGAAGCTTTGGCATCCGGAGTTGCCGCTTTGGATGAAGAGGCCGACACTAGAATAGGAATGGGTACTGTTGGTGATGGCGGTGCAGCCGCTCTATTGGAAGCGGAGGCACGGGCACAGGCGGAGGCACGGGCAACCGCCGATGCAATGAAATCTCCTGCCGGTGCTGTTGTTAATCCTGCCGGTGCTGTTGTTGATCCTGCCGGTTCTGTTGTTGATCGTGCCGGTTCTGTTGTTGATCCTGCCGGTGAGACTGCCGGTGAGACTGCCGGTGGGGACACCTCGGCAACGGCAACAACCGATACTGGCGGTGCTGCTGCTGCTGTTGTTGCCCAGGATTTTGACAAACCTATGACCAAGGACGACGCTACAAAGTCCATACAGGATTATAAGGAAAAGTTTCTAGCAGAAATGCCCGAATACGAGGGTATGTCGGAAGAGGAAAAAGGTTTTGCGTTTATCGAAGCGGGCCTTCGTGTGATGGCCGGTCAAAGTCCGAACGCGATCACGAACATCGCTAAAGGATTGCAGGGCCTTGGTCCAGAGCTCGCGAAGGGTGCTAAAGAGAAGCGTGAGTGGAATCGTCAGATTGAGTTGTCCGCCGCTAAATATTCGTTACAAAACATGGCCCGAGATGCTGCCGAAGAAAGAGCAGACGCTAGGGAGGGTTACTTCTTCTATGACCAAAGTAAAAAAAGCGATAAACTTCCTTACGGCCAAATGGTGTTTCTTAGTAAAGGAAAATTAGCGGACCTAGGTGGAAATATTCCGGCAAATCTTGCTGATAAAGACCTTCTAAGTAAAACGGCGGCGACGACTGCCGCCGCCGCCGCTAACTTGAAAAAAGTTCTTAGAGGTGAGCTAGACGATTACAAAATTTCAAGCGTAGAAGCCGATAGATACGTTAAACAGCTAGACAAAGCAAAAGTTTCTCTTACTCAATCAGAAGCCGGAATTAGTTTGCTGGCTCTAACGAAAGCTAGAATAGCTGCATCACCCGGAGAAATAGGAAGTTTTGCTTCTGGATTTAACGAACTTTTAAGAAAAACCGCCGTAGGTGTTGATCTACCGTGGGCTAAACGGTTTACGACGGGGAAGTATACACTTATTTCTCAGGCGAGGTCTGATGTTAATGTAGCCCTTCAAGCATTGATAAAATCAAGCTTGGGATCCACTCAGGCAGCCAACTCAATTTCTAACAAAGATGTCGAGCTTCTCGCTAATGCTTATGTAGACAGCGCCTTTCAAAGCGACAAATCTTGGGATTTTCTAGGAATTGACGAGAACGCTTTGGGCGGAAGACTCGACAAAGCAATACAAGTTTTTAGAGACAATCAGGAGAACGCGTTATCTACGTTCGACCGAATTACAACCAGGATTGATCAAGCGGAAGATACGTTTAAGCAATCCAAAACTTTGGGACTTAACACGTTGCCCGGCCCCTTTGAACGGGATTATTTTTCGGCTCAAATCCAACAGATCCAACCTTATGCCGATAAATTGAGAAACATTTCTAACACAACAGGAAGTGTTCAAGTTTCTGTTCCTGTTTTAGGCGCTAATATTCAATCTCCGACAGGAACTTATACACTTGATAAATCCGGTAAGTATATCTTTATACCTAAGGTTAATTAAATGGATATAACGCTTCCATCCGGTGCTGTTTTTGATTTTGGTGACACGCCCGAAGAACAGGTTGCTGAAGAACTAACAAATCTTCGCACTAGTAATCCCGAACTCTTTCAAGAAAGTATAGCTACGGAACCTCAATCAGAAGGCCCACCCAACCCCGTCACTACTCCTTATTCCGAACTAAAGGCTTATTACGACAAAAACCCTAGCGGCAGCGCAGAATCTCAAGAGCCCGACTTCACACCTACTATTGACGGGGACATCACAGATATTCCCACTAGGTATGCGTTTGGCAAGGAGGACACGCCCGAAGAAAAAGAACGGTTCCTGACCGAGACGTATGGCCCAGGCTCCTTTGGAAAAGATCGTAGCGGTAGATACTATCTTGAATTAGATAACATCTCCCCGGAAATTAAGGCTGAAAAGAACCTACAAGACTCCGGAACCATGTGGTTCAACAAACCCGGAGGGGGCTTCTTCGGTCTTTTCGACATGGGTGATATTGCTGGCTTTGGCGGTGAATATCGTGGTGAGCTTATTGGCGGTACAGTAGCGGCTCTGGCTCTTCCCGCATCCGGTATTATTGCAACTTCGATAGCAATTGGTGTTGGCGCAGGTCTTGGCAAAGGCGCTGATGAGCTTCAGGAATTATTTGAAGGCACTCAACGACAAAGCAAAGACGAGATTCTTGGAGCCATGGCAAATGCTTTTGCATTTAACTCTCTTGGTAACTTTATTGTTGGCGGTGCAGCCAAACTTTTGGGGCGACTGTTTAAGGGGCCGGGAAACCCGGACGCTCAAGTTATTTCCGATCTCATAGATACGGGGATGTCTCCCGGAAAAGCTAAGACTGCTGCCGTTCAGATACAGCGGACGCAAACAAGAGACCTTATAAAGCGCGGAGGATCTCCAACTATAAGCGATGCTACGGGCAAGGCTGTCCTTGGCCGTATGCAAGCTATTCACGAAGGAATTTTTCCAAACAAGAAAGCGGCTCGAGCCAATCGTAAACTTGTTGAAAATCTTATAGATAAGTACAAAAACGTAGAGTTAAGCGACGGTGCTTTCGGTGCTGCTCTGGATCAGAATGCAAAAGAGGTTACGAAGCTAATAAGCAACGCTATGAAAGACCCTGATGAAGCCGTTAGGCTGGCCAATC